CCTGCTGCGTTAATAGCCGCTGCCATTGTGTTAGCATCTGAACTTGAACCTGAACTTGAAAATGTAACATTTACTGCTGCATTTAATGCTTCTTGTCCTTGAATTGATTCTTGGATTTCAAATGTGTAATCATCTGCTACCAATTGTGCTGCAACAACTGCTGATGTAACTGTTGTTACTCCAGTGTTAGCTCTACGCCATGTACGGAATACTGCTGTTGCTGGAGATGAATCATACATGCTATGCTCAAATGCATTAGTTTGTACAAACAAACTGTCTGCTGCTAAATTAATGCCTGCTCCGCTTCTGTCCAATGAATAAATTGCTGAATGTCCGCTTGCATATAATGGAGCATCATATGATACCCAAGTAGCAGTTGCTGAATTCCACTTTGCTGCTCTCCATCTTGAACCGTTGTTTGGTTCTGTAGTTTTGATCCAAACAGATCCTGTTGGTCTAGCGCCTGCATCTGTTCCAGGAGTACCTTTCCACTGTGGCACAAGTGTGTGTGGCGCCTGGTAAAGTTCTGGACCTTGGTATGTTGCTGCTGAAATTTCTAATTCAGTTAAGTCAGCAGTACCTGCTCCAATAACAACTGTGTTTGCATTTGTATTAGAAGTTCCATCAGTGTAAATGTAAATTCTATCACTTACATTCTTTGCTGTAGTACCTGCAATACTTAGACCGTTAATTGTTGCTACAATATCATCTACTGAATCACTGCCGCCTATTGTAACTGTTGTACTATTAATAGTAAAGTTACCTGCTGCTGCTGTAATTTTAGATCCTGTTAATTGTGCTGTAATTACTGTTGGAATACTTGCTCTCCACTCCTGAGAACCTACTAGTACCCAATTACCTGCTGCAACACCTGCTTGTGTGTTACCTGGTGATTTGTAATACATTCTTGTTGGGTCTTTAGAAAAACTAAATGTTCCTGTTGCTGCTGTTCCTACAGTTTCAAATACAACTGCATAGTCACCAATTGATCCTACTGATCCTAGTGGAGCGTTGTTTGAAATCTTTGCTGCATCTGCATCAGTTAAAACAATAGGAGTTTTAGCAGCAAATTTTTGTCCGCCTGTAGTGCTTAATGCTGCACTATTCCACTGTTGGATACCCCATGCTGTAGATTCAGTGTTAATCCACCAAGTTCCATCTGGTGGGTTCGCTCCCGGAGCCTCTGCTGTACCTGCTAGTTGCCCTAAATCAACATTTGCTCTCGTTACGAACGCTGCGTTAGATACACCTAGTAAACTGTATGCTGCCAATAGGCCATATTCATTAAGTTCGCTACCATGAATAGGTGTATTGCTCGCTGTCTTTTCGAAGTTAGGAACTCCAAAAAGATCTACTAATTCTTTTTGACTTGTCACTTTAAATGCATTCCCTGCATTCGCCGCCGAAGTTGCTGAAGCAACGCCAGTGCCTGCGGCATTAGTTTTATCTTGGGCCGTTGCTACTATAATAAGCGGAGTTGTTCCGGGTTCAGCCGGAGTATAAAAACTCTCATCTATTACACTAACTTCTACGCCGGGTGATGTAAGTGCCATTTACTTTTCTCCTGGTAATAATTCAATTCATTACGTAATGTATTGTTATATTGTATTTAGCGGAATGATTAAAAAATGGTGCGTTAAGGCGCTTTAGACAAAGGGATAGAAAAGGTGTAAATACATGTATGAGACCTTTATGCAAGTGCGGTTTAAGACCCAAAGCAGTAAACTATAAGAAATACGGTAAAACGTATTATAGAAGTCTATGTGAAGCATGTTCTAAACATGGATTATATCATGGTATACCTAGATGGTATAGAGCAGGTTACAGAATCAAGAAACAGTGTGATAAATGCGGCTACAAATCACCGCACAAAGAAGTATTTAGAGTATATCATGTTGATGAAAACCTAGATAACTGTAAACACAGCAACTTAAAAACTGTATGTGCTAATTGCCGTACTGTACTATCTAAAGAAGGTGTTAAATGGAAACAAGGCGATTTAGTTGCTGATTATTGATTTTATATCTGTATACAAGTCATCAATACTATTATCATTAGCAATTACATGATCAAACTTTGTTCCTACCCATGCCCATTCAGACGAGTGTATTTTACGAATCTTCATTTCATTTATATTTAAGTTTGAACCGTTGACTGCTTTTACAGCATGCTCATACCATTCAGGTAAATCACCGCGTGTTACCCAAAGTATTTCACCACCTAGATTCTTAATTGCTTTGATTTCGTTAGGAAAGCGTACATCACTAATAACAATATTATCTTTGCTTTGACGTAATTTGTTTTCAATACTAGCAATCCATATATCATCATGAAAAGTTTTACGACATACCTCAGTACCCCAATATTGTAATACCCAACGAGGAGTAAGTGTAGGCATATCTAATCTTTCAGCCCACCATTTATCTACCTGCTCACGCCATTCTCGAGACTCTTTTGTTCTTCCTTCAAGCATGATTCTATCCCAGCCAAATACTGCTGCTACTGAATCTTTTAGTGAATCTGCGAAACTTTCTCTACGGTACTCATGGAAATTAACCAGATAGTCTGCTACTGTGTCTTTACCACAACCGATAAACCCGCAAACGCCTATAATCATATAACTCTCTCCTTTAAAGTTATATTATAGCATCTATTGCGTGTATGTCAAGTGTTTAATAAAAAGGTTTTGGTTGTCCTGGCTTACCTGTGTTAAGTTTTCTTGCCAAAACACTTGCTGTGTTAATTGATTTACTTCTCTTCTGTCTACGTGCTTGTGTTGGTGCAGTTCTAGCACGAGTAGTTTTCATTTTTTGTGCTTTAGCAACATTGTACTGTTGTACACATTTAGAAGGATGACTAACTTGTCTGCCTTTTCTTGGACCTACTGAGCATCTAAAACGCAGTTTAGTTTTACCGCCTTTGGCAGTAGGAGCAGCTCTACCCCACACCATTTTAGCAACCTCATTAAAGATTTCCTGATGCTCTTCTTCTGTTACTAATTCGTGTATTTTCATTAACCTATAATCCAACTATAGCCGTGTCCGCCTGCAACTTGTGTTCCAAGTTCCATAGTAAGTCTTTCAATATCATTAAAGCCTTCTGCTTTAATACTTGCACCGTTAAGTGCTGTACCACCTTGTGGACCTGCAATACTTGCAAATTTTTCTCTTGCTTGTCCTATAATTACTTTACAGTTTGCAAGTGTATAATCTCTTATCCATTGTCCTGAATAAACATCTTCGAGTATTACATGATCAGGCTTATCATTGTATGCCCATAATAAAACTTCTTCAGTTCCTCTTGGACGTTGCATAATAATTAGTTTTTTGCTCTGTGGATTCCAAGTAAAGTTGATAAATGATCCAAACATTTTTCCAACTAGTTCTTGATACTGTGCAAATAATTCGTATGTTGCTAGTCCGCCCATATTAGTTGAACTTAACAAATATGTATTAGTGTATGCTAAGTTGAACGGTTCAAATACTGTACCACCTGTTCCACTACCTGTACGTGATCCTACACTTCTACGATAAATTTGCCTAACTTGTTGTATTTCTTTAGGCAATATATATTCGTTTTGATTCTCTTCTAAACTTAAAGTTATGTAACTTTCTTCCACAGAATTATCGCTACGCTGTCTAAAAACGCCTAGTGATCTCTGTAATGCTGTTTCATAATGGCCAGGATCAAGCTCGACATCAATCATACCATCGCCTAGCATTAGTCTTACATAATCAAATACTTCTTGTTTTGCTTTATCTATTTGGCTCATGTAAGTATTTATGCCTTGTGACGGATTAGGTAAATACATATACTATGCCAAGACTGAGTTTATACCGTCCCGAGAAGGGAAACGATTACAAGTTTATTGATAAAACTGCCTGGGAAATGTTTCAGGTAGGTGGTACCGATGTGCTTATGCACAAGTATTTAGGTACCGAAGCATCAAGCAAAGAAGCAACTCCAAGCGAACCTAAATACGATACTCTAAGTCCTACTAATATACAGGATATGCTATTCCTTGAAAATAGAGATAGAAAATATGATTCTGATGTTTTTGTTATGCGTGGAGTATACAATGTACAAGACATTGATTTTAATCTAAGTCAATTTGGTTTGTTCTTACAGAACGATACGGTTTTTATTACATTCCATATTTCAGATACTGTTGAGAAACTTGGTAGAAAAATTATTCCTGGTGATGTAATAGAATTACCTCACTTAAAAGATGAGTATGCTCTTAATGATTTAAATTATGCACTGAAAAGATTTTATGTTGTAGAAGATGTAAACAGAGCGGCAGAAGGATTTTCTGTAACATGGTATCCTCATTTATACAGAGCAAAATGTAAACCACTAGTAGACTCACAAGAGTTCAAAGGTATACTGGATCAAATTGCAGATTCAGAAAACTTTAAAGGAACTTGGAATCCAGATTCAACATATTATAAACTTGCAGATACACTCAAAGACATTATGTCTACATATGAGAAAGAAATGCAAATTACTAAGGCTGTTGAAGATCAGGCAAATGCAGATACTCCACAAAGCGGTTATGATACTACAAAATTATACACACTACAGCAAGACGAAACTGGTAAAACAGAACTTGTTACTGCCGACGGTACACTAGATGATGCAGACATTGATACTGT